TGTATTGTCATGGTCATATATAACCAGTGACCCCGCCGTGCTTGCAGTTGCATCATCTACATCTCTTTTCAATAGAGTATTAGCGCCCGCAAGACCTTGAGTGCCAACCGTTATTACTGATATGTTACTTGAGTCAGTTACTTCAATTTGGTTGATGGTACTACTAGGATTGATAGTAATGTTGTCAGTACCACTCATCTACTCATATTCCTTCTAATGCTGTATGTGCCTTCAAGAATACGATATACACTACTGCCAGTTACAATCTCTAAATCATATACGCCATCACCAGTTGATAGACTTGCTGTGTCTGTTGCGCTTATTGATAATGTTACAGTACCCGCCGCACCACCTAATGCTATTCTGCTGTTTGCTGTGGTGAGTGTTAGAATCACACTTGATGACTCAGGATTCTCTCTTAAATCCATCTCCGCGCTACTATAACCAGTTAAATTGATTAATGTACCGCTAGAGTCTTTCAGTGTAAGGACTTGTCCGAATGTTGCCCCTTGTTCTATTACAAAATGGTGATAACCCGCGCTCATGAATACCTATTCCTCTAATTAGCATGGTATCTACCATATTGCATCTGCTTAGATTGATAATACCAGAAAACTAGGCTTTTGCTTTTGTTTTCTTTTTGGTAGTTTTCTTTTTCTTTGTAGTTTTTTTAGGTGCTTTACCACCTTCATAGGCTTCATTCACATCTGGGGTGCTTGGGTCATCTGCTACAAAGTGACCTTTATCATCTCTGGCTCTCACTGGCTCTGCTTCCTCAACATCTGCTGTTGATTCTACTTTCACTTCCATAGCCCACCCATTAGCCACAAATGTACTCATTAATTCTTTTTGCCAACCTGACTTAGCTTCTACAATCTCATTATGAGCGTATAACCTTGCATCAGTTCCGTGTTTATTATTAGCGCCTACTTTTGGTACTACAATTTTATATGTGTTTGCCATAAGGCATTACTCCAAGTTAGTGAGTTGGGATAACTGTTACCCTTAAATTGGTGATTTACAGTCTGATAACAGCTAGCCCACTCATTTACTACTTATTACGCATTATGCGCTGTGAAGTCATTGTCCACTGTGTGTCTAGCATGACCCTTAACGACCATTGCCCCTATAGGCGTGCCGTTTGAGTGTGTGCCAGTCTTAGCAAGAACGACTCTCACATATCTCTTTCCGCCAACATATCCAACACGGAAAACACCACCCGCAGTATCGGGGTCACCACCTGTTGTTCCGTCTAGCTTCAAGAAGATACCGCCAGATGCAATAGTGCCATCCACAATATCTGCCTGTGCAACATCAGAAAATGTTGAATTATCATCAGAATGCTCTAATGAAACCTCAAAATGAACTGAACTGGAAAGAGTATCGCCTTCCGCACCAACATCAACAAGAACAGTAGCGCTTTCATAACCTTGTAGGTCTACTCCTGTTCCGTTAGCGGCGGCGCTTCTAACTGCGGCGGCTAAAGACACCACAGGTACTATATTATTACTTAAATCTCTCATAATTAGTCACCTATACCCTTATGTTGAACATTTTTGTTTAACGATAGCTTCCGCCTGAACCACTTGTCCACCGACTCTACGGCGTGCAATGTATCGCACATTACCTGTAGTTGCCTGTGTGAATGGGTCGCGCAAAACCGCCATAGAAACCCTGTCTACAATCATGTAGGCACGGTTGAAGTCACCGAATGCTACTGGGAATGTACCGCTACCCTCAGATGGCATATCAGTTGCTTCAATGTATGGGTTTCCTAGAATTGTGTTTGTAACACCACCAGTGAGCATCATACCCGCTTGGAAAACATACTGACCCGCAGTATCTTTTAGCTTACGAATGCTTGCAAGTGTATTTCTGTTAAAAACAAAAGTACCAGTTCTTGCATATTCTGATTTAATGCTGTGTACGAGTGTTATCAAACCATCTGCTGTCAGAGCAGTTGCGTTGCCTGATACAACCTCAGATACATCACCATTGGTCATGAATCCTTCTGGTTGTCCTACAGCGCTACCTGAAACGAAAGCAGTACCTTCAGCTTTTGCAAACTGTGTTGCAAATTCTGATTGCATCTCTGCTTCAAGGTTGAACACAGTATCTTCTAAGTCTTGCTCAGAAATATCTACCATTGCATAGTATTCATGCGCGGGTATTTCTTCAAGACCTACTGCGTAACCTGTTGTTTCGCTTCTTGTACCTGATTCAGCAACCCACTGCGCGGCGAATGTAGCTGTTCTTTTTGGAACTTGCACACTTCGCTGTCCAGTTGACCTGATTCTAGCTATTGACCGAATAGGCGAGATTTCAGTTACAGTTTTGAGTAACTCTCTCACATACTCTGGCGGTGCTAGGTAGCCACCTGTAGTGTCATTGCTGACTGTTAATGCTTTGACTTCATCTGGTGAGAGTGACTCTTTACCTTTACGGCAGTATTTATCAAATGTCTTTACTGCTATATCAATAGATTTAGAGTCAAATCCTGAATTAGGTCTGCGCAACACTGTTTCTAGTTGCTCAACCTTATCAGCTACACCTTCTTGAGCCGCTTTGGTTTGGGCTATTGATTGGTTGATATCTTCAAGAGAGTTAAGTTTAGCTTCAATCTTACCCATCTTGTCATTCAACAAAGCATCTTCACCCTTACCTTTCTCAAGTCTGTCAAGTCTTTCGTCATTAGCTTTTTTGAATTCTTCAAAAGCATGACCAAACTCAGACATAACTTCTTTTACATCACTAGACATAATTGCCCCCTTTAGATGTTTTTTATGGTTAAAGTTAAGGTTTTAATGGCATCTACCAGTTCTGTTTGTTCTTTTGATTGCAAATCTTGTAGCATCTCACTATTTGATTTTTCCTCAAAGACCTGATGAACGGCTTTTGCCGCCACCTTTGCTTCAGAACGAGAAAGATTGAAAGCATCTCGCATTCCTTTTTCCCACTCTCTAATAGAAACCGCTTCGCCCTTCACCGACATCACCGTAGCTTTCGGATTCATAGGGAAGGTTACTAAGCTAATTTCCATCAAATCTACTTCGCCAATCGTGCGCTTTCGTGTGCGCTTATCGTATTTGACTGAATCAGGGTTCGCTCTAAATCCTATAGACATACCATCTAGCGCACCCATCTTTAATAATTCGTATGCTTCTTTGCCCGCTTGTGTTTGCAAAGCAAGTCTGCCTTTTACATATAATCCATGCTCATCTTCTTTGATAGAGTCAAAAACACCAATGGGCATATCTGTTTTATGTTGATATAGAAGTTTGACACCCTTATTACCACGCCTTCTTAGACTGCGTTTGAATGCGCCTGTTTCAATAACATCATTTCCTAAGTCTTTGTTATTGAACACTGATGCGTAACCCTCAAAGCGACCGTATTCCTCTCTGTCTTCATCATCATCATCTACCATTGCTTTTAGGTCTGATATGACTTGCAAAAAGTCTTTTTGGTCTGTTATTTCTTGTGATTCTTTTTTCTTGGGTTTTTTTCTTTTGCCATATCCAGAAACTTCTCTGCCAGTCAGTTCTGTGTATTCAGCGTGTGTTTTGCATGGCATATATATTGTGTTGCCATTTTCATCATGAGTGTGGAATCCTACGCAACCAATCTCTTTTGCTCTTTCTGTTGCTTCTTCCTCTGTAGTGAAAACATCTCGTCTTATTTCTTCTTTAACATCATTCTGTGTAGAATCTTCTTGCAAAGTAGGCTCATTAGCCAAGACATCTAGCGCTGTATTTGCAGTGTCCATTCGTAAGTTCCTCTATTTAGTTCTTGCCATATTATCGTAACAAACAAAATCTTACAACAGATTGTGTTCATTCTGATATTCCATCTAGTTCATCTTCATCAACATATATTATCAAGCATCTACAATTTATAACATTCTTTGCACCGCCTTTAGGGTCACCCGCGTGCATCATCTGAGCGCCGCCCACATCAAATGGCTCATCCATATCTCTTACCTGACCATTGACAGCGCTGTGTGCTGACCTTGTTCTTAGGTCATTTGTAGCCGCCCATCTTTTCATCATCTTCACGCCATACTCATCTTTGACTGTTCTGTGATATTCATGCTGTGCAAAACTAACGGCGTTGTGTGTTTCTGTTCTTGCTATGGCATTGGCTCTGCGCCTTGCTATACCAGTAGTGTCATTTATCTTTCTTGCAATTTGTGACAGTGATAATCCTTCCTCTCTACCTTCCTTTATAACTTTTTCAATACTTCTTGATATGGTTGCTGTGACATTTACTAAAAATAAATCACGCTCATTGTTATAAAGTGTTACGAGTGATTCAATATCTCTGTTCCTATCAAACACTGCAACATCAACACTTTTATTTATTTTTTCATATTTGCTTTCATTGTCTTTAAATATAGTTATGTATATTTTTCTGTAGTGCCTTTTCATTATTGGTAGAAGCTCGTTCTCAAGCAATCTCTGTGATTCTTCTGTAGAAAATACACCGTACTCACGATATGTAGCTGACTGTGTTCTTATGTGTTTGAAAAAAAGACTTGTTAGTTTTCTAAGTATATTTTTTTCAAGGTTGTTCCTCATTCTCGCTTGTTTTCTTATCTCAAGCCTTACATTGATTCTGCCCTGTTTAAAGGCATTTAGCCGTTTTTTACTAAAACTTAGAAAATTTCTAGCCGCTCTGTGCGCTCTGACGGCGTTTTCTCTATGCGGGTGATGGTTAGGCATGGCTACTTTTTAGTTGATAATGGATGCCCTTTTGGAAGAAGGTCAGTATCAAACTTTGCCCTCTTGAATCTACCTGTCCTTAAAGCACCCAAAAAAACATTCACGCGTGCATATGCCCACTGGTCTGAATTTGATACACTTGGTCTTACACTTTGAGGGTTATTGTTGTATGCACCCACACCTCGTCTGAATACAGCTTCAAGCATTCTCAGTGTTGCTCTCTTGGCGGGGTTGTCACCATATTTTTCATTATGATCGTCCACTTTTTTCTTGAGCGCTTTTCTGACTTTTTCGCTGACTTTTTTCTCATCTTCTGTTGCGTGCACTGAAACCTCATACAGGATTTCTTCTTGTTTGGCTTCTTCACGCTCAATCTGATCACGCTTCTTCCTTGACCATGAGAATCCCGCATCTCCACCCCATAGTGCCCATGCAATCCTACCCGCGCTTGGATATCCATCTTCGCCAACATCAAAACCTTCTGCTTGTTTGTCTACCTCATGCCTACTAAAGAAACTAAACATTCTTTTGACTGTGCTGGGTGACAGCTTTTCTTTTTTTATCAGTTGATTGGCTCTTGCAACACCGACCATTGTGCCACCACGATTGTACTCTTTACGCCATTTCAAACCGCGCTCTGCTTCTGCTTTCATTCCATCAGTAGGTGTAAAGTCTATATCTGATATAGCCTTGTCATCTTGTAGCCACAATATTTCATCAAAATCATCTTCTATATCTTGATAATCTTGAATATCCTTTTCTTGTTCTTCCTCAGTGGGCTCTGGTGTTGACTCTGCACCTAGCGGGAAAAGTGTTGCTGATATATAAATTTCATCACCGCCGCTCACTGGACTGAGACCTAATACTTCTCTAGCTTCGTTCCTTGTCATTATGCCTTCGCGCACAGCACTGGTCACATTTTCAAATGTCTTACGCTTACGCTCTGATAAAGCGGGTATAGTCTCAACCATGTATTCAAATCTAAGGTTTTCGCCAAACATAGGTATTAGCCATTCATTTAGGTCTGATTGCAGTAATCTCAAATGCGGTATGATTGTTTCTTCATATAAAGCAAGTCTGGCTTCTGCCACATTAGAATATGTTTGTGCATCTGGTACACCTACTAATTGACTTGGCACTCCAAAGCACAACGCTATATCTGTTGCGCTCATGTGTTTT